ACGTTGCTCCACAGGATGTTGAACTTGGCAGTCTCGTTTGTGTTCTGACTGCGGTTGTCGTCCCGGTAACGCTTGATGATCTTCTGAGCGCGGGCTTCCCACTTCTTAAAGTCACCGTCATAGCTTGCAACGTTATGCAGCAGCTTTTGCAAGCCTGTGCTTTGCTCATCCATGTTTATCGCCCTAACTTTTTAAGTGCTTCAGCAAGTTGGTTGTAATTTTCGCCAAATTTTTCTTTTGGAATTACAACGTTTACGTCTCGACCTGATCCTGCCGGTAGCATTTCTTGTCCATAAACTCTAGCGGGTATATAACCGCCGCTTTTAAGTGTTAATGCAACTTTGTTCAATGCACTTGTGTCTTTATATTCATTAATTCCCGGTATCTCATTGAAGTCATATTTGTCTTTTACTTCAATATCACCATTAGAATTTAATCCGTAATTAAATTGCCCTAACGTTGTTCCTACTCTGCCACGCGGAGTAGCCATCGCCGGGCCTGAGTGCATGGTTACGGGATATTGCCTGCCTTCTAACGATGGCAAAGGTTTTTTATAAGTGCTGTAATTAACATATCCGGGAGTTGCTGCTAACGGTTCATTTTTGTATTCATTTGGTTGATGCGACGCTTGAACCAAATCACGAATTACATTGAGTTCGTCATTTGTAAAATCTTTATTTGTAATTGGGTCTTTTCTTTGATCTATTACAGACTCCACATATACACGGGCATTCGTTGGCAAAGGCAATGCGCGATTTACCGCAGACAATGTTTGTGGAATTACACCTAAATTTGAATTAAATGTAGATGCGTTTTCTCTTGCCCTTACTCCTTGCGCCGCTAGGTTAGGGTTCATCATCGCCGGTTGCTGTGCTTGCTGATACTCAAGTGCCGCCGCTAGACGTTCTTGTTCAGTCATGATTGCGCTCCGAGATTGCACGAGCCTTGGCGCGGGCATCCTCTTTACTAGATGCACCCCACGCTTTCAAAGCTAATGCCAATCGAGTAGGACTACCGTTCTTTTCCATCGGGCCAGGCATGTTGCCCATGCGAGCAAGGAAAGACGCGCGACGCGGGTTATCGCCTGCCTTGACGGGAGGCTTCAGCGTCCCGCCAGTCTCAGCTTTGTACGAAGCTCTGCCCTTGGCATTCAATCCGCCTTGAGGATTCTTGCCCTCGCTGCGTGTCCATGCTGCGCTCATTTTTTCTCCGGCTTTGCAGTCTTAGCAGATTCGCGGAAGTCTTTAGCAGTCGGCGCACCGGGATCGCCAGGCTTACGCATACGCTCACCGGAACCGGCTTTGATCCGTTCTTGCTTAGCTAGGATGTTGGCGTACAGCCCCGGCTTGTTCATCATGCCGTGAAGATTCCAACAGCAATGACAGTCACGCCGCTGCCAGTCGTGATCTTCCACGGGCCAGTAGCTGCTGCCATGTTGAGTTCAACTGAGTAGATGCCAGGAATTACCGTTGCGCCGCCGGTCAAAATCACGATTGAAGTGCTGCCATCAATCAGCGTGACGGTTGCAGAAGCTGCCGTAACGACTGAAATGATAAGTCTGTGTATGTAATCGCCTTTTGCGCCCGAGGTTGCAGTTGCACCCAAGACCTGCGCGGTTTGTGATGCTGCTACGGTTTCATACCAATAAGCATAGGGATAAGAAACGCCACTCATATTCGTGCTCCTTTAGGTTTGGCAGTCGCCCACATATCGTTGAGGGTAACTGTGTTTTGCGGGCCTACCATCAGAGGCTTCTCTCTATCCGGCGCCCTGAATACCGGTTCATTCTTCCAACTAATCGCCATCATACGAAATGCATCCGCGGGATGGCTAGTCCAATCGTGCCTCGGTGTCTGCCTGAATGCCTTTTTGTCCTCGTCATACTCACGTTGGTATTGCTTTAACGCCTCAATGCCTTCGTAACACTTGTTGTCGAACCAAGTCCTCGGGATCATCTTCCTGACCGCTTGGATGCCGTCTTGTACCGAGAGATCAGGAACGATGCTAAGTGTCCCAAGCCCCAAGTGCTGTGCAAGCTGTTCGATAATGCTTTTTCCACCGCTTGCAAGGGTCTTAGCCTTTGCGTCGTGCGGTAGGTAGTGCTTGCCGTAGCGGTAGCCGCGGTCGGTAATGATTTGGGCAAGTTCCTCGATGTTCGCGCCCGATACCGAGTAGAAGTCGATAACATGTATCTCTCCCCGAACGACCTGATACCACCAAATAGCCGTGTCATCCCGATAGCCCAAGTCCCATGCCGTATGCACCGGCACAACGGGATCGACTGCGATATTCGTAAAGCGTCCTTGTTCTTCGGCTTCCCTGAGTTCTGTGCCATAAAAAGAACCGAGAATTGAGGCCTCGAACGAAGTCTCCATCTCTTGCAGATACTGATCCTCGGTTAATTGCGCCCTAGCTGCTTTGAGTTCAGAGGGAGGTAGCAGCCCCGACGAAGAGGCGGGCAGGCGTAGCAAGAACCACTCAGCAGGGTTTTGCCTAGCTGTCTCGTAGATGTTCCAAAACTGATTTTTTCCCTTTGGCGTACCACCGAACACACACCATCCCTGCTTGTCAGAGAGGGCGGGTCTTATGACGTTACCCCATACGCTAGGCTTGAAGTCGCCATACTCGTCCAAATATATCCCGTCGAAGCCCAAGCCCCGCATAGCGTCGGCATTGTCAGCACCGAACAACCGAATCTTCGCCGCGTTCATCAGGGTAACTGTCAATTCGGCCTCATTGCTGTCCAAGATGATCGGCTGAGCGAAGTTCTTGAGGTAATCCCAAACGACTGACTTAGCCTGGCTGCGGTACGGTGCGACATAGCCAAACAAAGGGAAAGCTGTCTTACAGGTAGCCGCTGCCCTGATAACGTCGTTGATAGCCGCTACGGTCTTGCCTGCCCTTCTATGCGCTACGAGACAGCCCCACCGCTGCGATCTTGCATGGAACGGCAAGAATGCCGGTCGAGGCGCATAAGGAAGGATTACTTCGGATCGGCCCATCGGATCACCATTTCTTGCGGCCCGCCCTCATTACCTACGTTCTCAGTCCTCGCCAAGTCAGGGACAACCTTTTTCAGCAGGATATCGGCTGCTTTGACTTGACTGCTAGATAGCTCAATCTCGCCCTCAACGTGCCGTAAAAGGCGACTCATAATCTGACCGGCTTGGATTTTCTCTCTCCAAGCGTCAGACAACACAACTTTCCGTTTTCTAGCAGCCATGTCGTTGATTTGTAACAGATATTGTTAGCATACTTAGTTAATCTTTACTATCCATGCGCTTCAATGCTTCAGCCAGTTTTTTGCCTTTGTCGGCCTGATTGAATTCCTTGGCTACTTTGACCGGTACGCCGACTTTCTTGGCGAACTTGGGGTCATGGGCAGCAGCGGCCATCATGCGAGCTTGGGCGGGAGAGTGGCTAGGCATTATTTGAGGAAACGCAGTTTGTAGAGGGTTGAGTCGATCTGATCCGCGATCTCGTCCACAATGTTCTGAAGCTGGCTCTCGCTTGGCAAGTCTTTGCGGATGTCGTCCACGAAATCTTTTATCTGCGTCAGGTACTTGACCGGATCGGTGGCCAGGTGGAAGTCCTTGGGGTAGCCGGTAATGATGTCATAACACCCCTGATACGCCTCTGCCCACTTGTCTGCGAGTTCGACGATTGCGTCGTAATACTCGCCTAACGCCATGTGCTGAGCGAATGACTTGGTTTGCAAGTGCATGAAGTGCGTGACGGTTGCTGAGTGAAAAAGAACACTAACAAACGCCGCCGCCGATTCGTTGTATTTCGACATTTTTCACCCTTTTTCAGCAATTTCACTATGATATTCTGAATTTATCAGAGGGTCAAGCACGTAATTTAACCATCTGAGCAATCATAATTTCGACCGTATCTTTGACTCCTTGCTTGTCTCGGACGATTGCTCTGCACCCTGTCCACTGCAGCGCAAACTTTTGTTGATCCTCGGTCTCTTTACCCTTTGGCCCTTTGACTTCCACGAGCCATGTAACGCCCCCAAAAGCCACCAGCAGATCGGGAATGCCTCTACCCATCGGGGCGAGGGATAAGACCGCACAGCCGCGCATTTTGAACTCTGTAACGATCTCTTGATGATTCGCATCGACTTTAGCAGCGCGTCTCAATGGGAAGCCTTCTCAATAGCTTTAGCGGTTTCAATCTCGGCAATGACTTCCGGGCCAGTCTCAATCGTGATCCGCATATCCTTCACCAACAATTCCATGCACACGCCCTCTGAAAGTTCTGTTTCTGTGTAATCGCTCTCAGTTTGCCCATATTCAAGGAATGCTGTGCAAATGCCATGCAGCACCCGCAA